GCCAGCTCCAGCGCGCTCGACACCTCCACCGGCGTCTGTGCGGCGGCGGCCGGCAGCGCCAGCGACACCGCGAGCACCAGCGCGAGCAGCAGGGTCAAAAGTCGTTTTTTCATCGCGCGCCTCCTCAGGTCGTGATCGGCACGAACCACAGGTCACGGTCCACGCTGCCGGAGACGCCCGGCACCGTGCCGTCGTAGCTGTACTGCCAGAAATCGTGCGCGTAGTAAAAATCGTCCGCCGTGCCCGGCGCGCTCACCCAGAAGGCATAGTCTTTGAGCTGGGCAAAGTCGTAGTCATAGTACCCCTGCCAGCGGTTGCCGTAGACGGCGGCGTCGTAGCCCGCGGCCGTGACCGTCTCGCAGAACGCGGCGGCGCAGGCCGTGACGTCCTCGCCGGTCATCTCCGCCGTGCGCACCGTGTCGCCGGCGGCGACGGTGCTCTGGTCGATGTTCTCCCAGTCGAACACAAGCGGCATGTCGATCTTGTAATCGCGCGCCGCGTCCACGAGCCACTGCGCCTCCTCGGCCGCCTCCTCGGGCGTGACCGCCTGCGAGAAGAAGTACAGCCCCACGCGCAGCCCCGCCGCGCACGCCCCGGCCACGTTCTGGCGGAAACGGTCGTCTTCGACGATGCCGCCCTTGCCGTAGCCCCGGTAGCCCGCGCGGATGACCGCGAAGGCGATGCCGGAATCCGCGACGGCCTGCCAGTCGATGTCCTGCTGGAACGTGGACACGTCGATGCCCTGCAGCACGCGGTAGGCCGTGCCGGTGTAGGTCACGCTGCCGTCCGCCCCGGCGGAAAAATCGGCCGCCGGAATGTCGAACCTGTCCACGCCTCTGGCCGGGGTGATCCACGCCGTGCCGGCGCCGGTGTTCACCTCGACCTGGCCGATGTGCAGTTCGCGCACGGAGCAGCCCGTGAGCGCGAACGTCATCGCCGCGGCCAGCAGCACGGCCAGCGCGCGGCGGAATGTGGAATTGTTTTTCATATGTAAGCGTTTCATGCCGATAAGTATACCACACCTGCCGCCGGAACGCAAACCGGGCCCGCCCGACGGCCGGCGCGGTCAGCTGCGGTCATAATAATGCGCGAGATAGCTCGCCGTGCACAGAGTCTCGCCCGCCATCTGCTCCAGGCGCGCGATGCGCGCCTCCAGATCGCGCCGGGCGCGGCCGGCACGCGGCATGGCCGCCAGCTCCAGACGCAAGGTGGCCGCGCGCGCACGCAGCGCGTTGCCCGTGGCGCGGTACTGCGCCGCCAATTCGATCAGTTGCATGTTCTCCCTCCAAAAACATTGAATTTTCCGAAAATTTTTGTTGACAAACATAGTCCGTTTTGCTATGATACATAGGCCGGTGTTGTGCTGGTATAGCTCAGTTGGTAGAGCAGCTGATTTGTAATCAGCAGGTCGGGGGTTCGAGTCCGTCTACCAGCTCCACCTTCTGACAAAATTGCATATGGGGGAATTCCCGAGTGGCCAAAGGGGACAGACTGTAAATCTGCTGGCAATGCCTTCGATGGTTCGAATCCATCTTCCCCCACCAAAGCAGAGCCAGACGAACCAAGCCGGTTCGCCTGGCTTTTGCTCTGCCCCAACGGTCTATATGACCGGCGGGATATTTGTCTTGGTGTTTCCACTTGCCTATGCCAAGAAATAAAGAAAGAGGCTACTACACAGGGAATTTCCTGTGTGGTAGCCTCTTTGTGTTCTCTCATAGCCATAACGGATTTCGTTATAATCTACCAAAATCCAGCGAGATTCTAAAATCGTTGTTAGAATCTACCGTAAAGGAGCATGGCTATGATTAGGATTTTACTGTCCACCCGGCTTGGCGAGCGGAGGTGGTCACAAGCTGACCTTGCAAGGGCAACAGGCATTCGACCTTCGACGATCAATGACCTGTACCATGAGATCGCAGAAAGGGTAAACCTGGAGCATCTGGATCTTATTTGTGAGGCGCTGGGGTGTGAGCTGTCAGACCTGATGATCCGAGAGGAAAACAAGGAGATCAGAGTCAAGACGCGCACCGGCGCGGATATACATAGCAAGCGTTAAGCCTGCTCCGAGGCCTCGGGCGTTCATTCGCCCGGGGCCTTTTCTTTTTCCTCAACATCAATGATGATCTGCTGACCGTCTGGCATAATAAACGCCAGTTTGCAGCCGCAGAATTCTGCAGCCTTTGCGAGATCGTTGGCAGACCAACTCCCGCGATTCATCTTGTTTCCCATCGTTTGCTTGCTCATTCCGAAGCTTGCAGCCATGTCGACCTGCTTCTTGCCGCAGAGAGCCAGCAGCCCCTTTACCTTGTCCGATACCGACACAATATGCACTCTCCTTTCTGTACTTCACATAGTACATCAAAAGAGTGGACTTGTCAACTAAAAAAGTTTGAAAATAAATCAAAAAAGTTTATCAAAACCATTGACAAGTAAATCAAAATGGTGTACTATATACTCGTAAGGCAGAGGTCGAAAGCCTCTTACGAAAGGAAGTGAGGACTTGGACGAGATGACAACCGCCGAGCTCAATCAGTTCTTAGAGAACATCGCAAAGCTGATTGAAGCAACCGCCGACGACCCGGCTACCGCCGCAAAGATCGTGCGAGATAGCAAGGTCAAGGCATAAAAAGAGTAGCGACCCCCGCTAAAGCGCCGCTACTCAAACACCCCGAAAGGCGAGCGGGAAGCCTTACTCCCGCCGCCTTGATTATAACCGAGTAAGGCAGAAAAATCAAGGAGGAACGCAAGATGAAGGTCAATATCACCGAAGAAATCCGGCAGGAGATTTTGGATGCACTCAACAGAGATACCGCAAAGGAATACTTTGAAAAGCTCCGCGACACGGAGAAGAACCCCACTCGCGGACAGGTTTACGCATACCGGAGCTGGGAGCAGAGCACGGAAGACCGAGCCGATATGTTTGAGGTCAGAGCGCTTCCATGGGGCAGTCAGATTAAGGACGGCGTGATGAAAGAATTCGTTGCTGCATTAACCGCAGCTGATATTGACGAGATTATCGTCACAGATCAGTCCACCGCGCTCATGGAAAGTGTCCACGCCTTGGTAGCCGAGGGCGCGTATCTGGAGGGCGTCGGAACTGTTACCCGCGATCCGCTGCACGATCCATCAGGCCGCCGCGAGGTCAAAGGGCTGGTATTCAGATTTTGAGAAAGGAGCGCCGACAATGAAAAAGCTGATTTGTTCTACTTTCCGCGAAGGTTACGGCATCGACCAGATCCGCAGAACGATGACGGCCGGCGAGCTGATTAACTTCCTCGCCCAGTACGATGAAGATACGCCGGTCTATCTGAGTTTTGACAACGGCTACACCTACGGCGGCATTACCGAGGGCCGCTTTGAAGAAGACTATGGGGAGGAGGACTAACCATGAACAAGATCCGCCGCAAAAATTTGCAAAGCATCATCGACCAGCTGGAGGAGCTGAAGGGCAGTCTCGAAGATCTCCAGGCCGAGGAGGAAGAGTACCGCGACAATATCCCTGAGAATATGCAGGAGAGCGAACGCTATGAAAAGGCAGACGAGGCCTGCGACAACCTCTCCGAAGCCGTAGATAACCTGGAGGAAGTCATCAGCAGCATCGAAGCTGCCATTGAGTGAAAGGAACGAGTATGGACGATAAAATCATCATCGACCGCATGGATGCGGAAGAATTTCTCTCGATGCTCATGGACGCCGCAATGCAGGGCGACAATGTGACCCAGTATTACAGCACCACGCAGATCATCGAGAACATCGCAAACGAGTTTAAGGATCTCTGCAAGCTGTGAAGCAGAAGCTGACCTATCGGCACGACGGGGAGAAAGGAGCAGCTATGACCTATCTCGAAATCCTCGGCTGGGCCCGCAAGGGCGTCATCGCCGAAAAGGAAAACTATCGCCAGATGCAGGAGAAGGCTTTGGAGGGGCAGGCGCACGACATAGCCGGTCATTGTCAGAAGATGATCGACGAGTTAGATGTCCGGCTCGCTACCCTCGACGAGATCGAGGAACTGCACAACAGAAAGTGAGGTACACCATGGAGAACAGGTTTTGGACGGTCACCTATCGCAATCGTGACAACGGCCAGCGGATCACCGCCGCCGTATTCGCAGCAGATCAGCAGCAGGCGCAGGAAAAGGCTCGAGCCGATGGTCGGATCGACGGCCGCGATGTATGGGAAATCGAGAGCATCGAGCCACATGAGGAAACGCTGGCGCGAGTTCTCATTGCTGAGTTCAGCAAGAAGCAGCAGGGCGGGCATTTTGCCTGCCCCCGCTGCGGGAAGATGACGATGGACTCGGAGAGCGTCACGCACAACGCCCTGAGCCGCCGCGCCACCGTCTATATCTGCGATGCCTGTGGGATGCAGGAAGCGCTGGAGGACATGATGGACAGCCGCACCCCGCTGACCGCATGGGCTATCGTCGCCGCGCCGGGAAACTGGCGCATGGTGGAAGGAGGCAGTGAGTGTGAAGCGTGACGACGAGCTGATGTTCTACACAGAGTGCTGGCGTGAGCTGCGAAGCTTTCTATCAGAGGTCGTGCGGGATAACACAGGCGAATATCCTTTCGCGCAGGATGTCTTGAATCTGATGCGCAGTATCGAACGGAAATATGAGAGGTGCTGATATGAGCAAATCTTGGACGCCCGAGGAGCTGGCTGCTGCCAGTGCCGCGATGAAAGCGGAGGGCCACATGAGCTACGAGGAGTTCTGCGCCGCGCCAGTGTTGCGGCTGGAACACAGAGGCCGCGACAGCTGGGATCGCCCCGTCTACGAGTGCGATGGTCGGCTCTATGTCGATGTCGACCCGCGCCGGAGCAGACCTGCAGACATCTGCACGAAGCAGGGCAACGCCTTTGACGGCGAGCCCTGCGACCCTGTTCCAGAGGGAACGATCATTGAGTTCGTTCCGGAGCGGGATACATGGGATTTTTGAAAGGAAAGCGCAGCGGCCACGCGCAAGCACCTCTCTCGCCGCCGTAGGCGAGTTGCAACACGCTCTTTGCATCGTGGGAGGGTAGACGCACACCAAAGCCGCAAAAAGCGCCACAGCGCCCCGTAAACGCGAAAGCGCCGGAAAATAGAAAAAGCCCCCTCGACAGGACGGTAAAATCCTGCGAGGGGGCTTTCATTGTGTGGGCGGCATTCAGATGGCGGGGCTGTCGATGCTGCCGTCGTCCTCCGTGTCGGTCCGGAAGTTGTTTGCCTTGGCCGCCTCAAAGGTGATCCCGCCACGCTTGTGGTCGGACTTCGCAAGCGAGAGGTAGCCGTTTGCTCCGGCGATGATGATCGCCTCACCAACGCCGGTGGCGGCGGTAAGCCATGCAGCGGCGGCGGTGTAGCCGCTTTTGATGCACAGATACATGAGGAACAGGCATTCTTGAACGATCAGCAGACCGGCCAGCATCGCCAGCAGGCACACGACCTTGCTCCATTCGGCCTTGCGCTTCTTCGCGGCTCTGCGCTTGCGCCTTGCCATCAGCTCAGCCCAAACTTCTGGGCGAAGCGGTAGAGGACGGTCACCAGCTGCTCGCGGGTCATCATGTCCTCCCACATTCCATTGAACTCATCGGAGTTGCCGCCGCGAATGATGCCGTTATCCACGGCCCATTTGCGCGCTTCCTCCGAGTAGGCGGAAGCATCGTTGTCCTGAAGCTCCTTGCGCATCTCACGCCAAAGCTCCTTGAATTTGTTGATATCCATATCGTCATCCTCCTCGTCCATGCCTGCGGAAAGCTGGGCTGTCACCTTTTCGGCGAGGTCGCCCATGCGGGCGTACATCCAGTTCCCGGGGCAGCTTTTGTTGGCAAACCAGCGGTGTACGGTCAGCACCATCTCGTCCGGTGCAGGGGTGTAGGCAAGCGTCTTGTCCTTATCCTCCAGCCAGAGCAGCTTGGTCTTGCCGTTGCGTTTGCAGATGTCGACGCAAAGCGTAATGAGGGACTGATAGACCACATCGCGGAATGCGTACGGCTCTGCGCCATCGGACGCACATTCAATAGTCACCGCCCGCTGGTCGTTTGCGTTGCTGGAGGAACACCAGGATCGGTTTTTCTCCTCGACATACATACCGATGCGGCCGTCCGCGCCGATCCCGTAATTGCAGCTCGCCTCTCTGGAGGCAGGGAGAAAGATATCTCCCAACCGCTCCACGCTGCACTGGCCCACTACGCAGTGTGGCGTGATGCGGTCGATCTTACGGGTCCTCTGCCCGGAGTGATTCGGGCTGAGCTTTGTGTAACTGACAAGAGGGCTATTGCTCATAGGTCATTCCTCCTCGGGGGCGGTATGGTCTTCCTTGCCCTCACCGGAAGGCAGCGCAGTAGGCGCCGCGTCCGCCCCGGGTGTCGCGGTAGAGAGCATATCTTTCAGCTTTTTCAGTACATCAACGGCATAGGCGGTAAAGGCTGCCAGCATAGCCAGCGATACCGCTGTCATCAGGTTTACGGTCTGCCCATCGACCTCCACTACCATCAGATCGGGGTTGAGGTACCCGGCGAAGTAGACCGCGACCAGCGCCGCTGCCACAACTGCACTCTTGATGCAGCCGTTGCGGAACTTCGTCTGATCCCATTCCCCATCAATGATGGCATTGATGGAACCGAGGGCAATGTTCGCGGCGATCAGCAGCACAAGCCCTGCGGCCAGGCGGATGATCGTCATATCCAGCACGTTCATTGTGCGTCCTCCTTACTGCAAAAAGTCGTTGCTGTCCAAGCACCGGCGATAGATCGTCTTGATCCGGTCACTGGTCAGCTCTGTTACATTGTTTTCAAACTCCGGGTGATCCTCGCAGTATCGTTCGTAGGCGGCGATGTCCCGGAGCGTTTGGTCGAAATGATCTTTGGTGTGGCGCTCGCCGTGGAGACATTCATCGCCGAAGCGTAGAATGCGCGCCCGGCAGTTGACGGCCTTTTCCTCGGCCATGCCAGACCGAACGCACTGCAGCTCGCTTTCGAGCTTTCCGACCTTCTCCAAGACCTCGCTGTTGATAGCGCGCCCGAAAGCCTTTGCTATTGCAGACCACGGATTGATTTTGATGGGGGCGAGCTGGAGCAGCGTCAGCAGCATAAACAGCGCACTTCCCCCACCAAACAAAATATCCTTGAGCGTCATCTCTCAATCCTCCTCTGCGCGTGATAAGAAGGGCAGCCCCGCAAAGGAGCTGCCCTCCGTATCAATGCCGTGGTCAGACGGTGACTTCGAGATCTGCCAGGATCTCCTCGACCTGCTTCCGAATCAGGCTCGGAACCTGGTCGATGGTCTTCTTGCCCTTGACGATCAGGGTCGCGTAGACAACTGCCATAACTGCTACCTCCTTTCCCATCAGAATGTATAAAAGAAGGAGCCGAAGGCTTTTCATAAGCCCTCAGCTCCATTCTTGCTATTTTCGAGGATTTCCCGGACGGCTGCTTGCAGCGGGTCGGGAACTTCCTCAATCGTCTTTTTCCCTTTGCGGATCAGGTCTGCGTAGACCTTCACCATGTAATTGCTCGCCATCGGTTATTCGCCTCCTGTTGTAGATGTCACGGCGACGATCTGTTCGTAGACATCGCATAGCGCCATCTGCGTATCGGTGACCTGCCCTTCAAGGCTCGTCACCTTTTCCGTCAATGCTGCCTTGTCGGTCTCCAGGTCGGCTACCTGCTGCTGCAGGGAGGGGATCGTCTTACCCTCCGCCTCGTGCAGCTTGGCTTGCGCCAGATAACCGGCATAGTTGCCGAGGATGTCTTCACTCAGGCCGTCGTACATATTCAGCTCCAGGTGATATTCGTCGTACACCCACCCGCTGATGGTCAGCTCGTCACGCTTTTCCTCAAACGGCTCGGCGTTCTCATAGAAGCGCACCAGGGCTACCCCCGGCTTATTAGGCTGTTCCTCCAGCGAGAAAGCGTTGCTGGGCGCGTTGTCGCCTCTTACTCTCATTTCGCACGACCTCCTTCAGATGTTTTACTCCAATCGGGTCAATGTACTTCGCCCGAATTGTATGGCTATTGCAGTGCTTCAGTTGCCCGGCGCGGCTCAGTAGCCCGGAGGCCTGGGCGAACATGATAGGCTTTCCGGCGTCAAGCCGCTTTTTGACGCGGCGGCATTGCCGGGTGAAGCGCAGGAAATTCCGCTTGCGCAGAATGACATGAGTGCGGGAAAAGCGGTAGCCGACCGCGCTCACCATGCGCTTTGCC